TCACGCACCAGCCAGGGCGTCGCGCGCCCATTCGAGGCGAGCCGCACGGTCATCTGCACCGTTGTAGCCGCCATTGATCTTCAGCGTGATCCGCTCGAAGCGGGCTTGGTCAGCCAGATCATTTAAACCACGCGAATTCCACCACCACCCTGCAGCGATTGCTGCCCAGGTCCGTTGCTCCAGCAACTCTGGTTGCGCCACCAGTGGCAGCGCCAGGGCGCGGGCGGCTTCGGCGTAGTTGTCGTGTCCGGTGATCATGATCAGGCCACGGCCACGGTATCGATACCCATCGCCCGTATCCGGCAATCCGTTGCCCATCCTGTTGGCATAGACGCGGTTCGCAATACGCTCGGGCTGGTGGGCGTACTGCTTCGCCTCGGCCGGCGTGAACCGCTTCGGCCAAGTACGGAGCAACAATTCGGCGGAGTAGTTCAGGTTCTCGATCAGACGCTTGAGGCTCTGGCTTTCGTGTCCGACCTGAGCCAGGAACATCGCCACCCGCTCAGCCGTGTTGATCTCGAACCGGGCCATGGCGCCGTTGATGTGCTCGACCCAAGTCGAGGCAGTAGCGGCACCGCAGCCAGTAGCGCGGTCGAGTTGATCGGCAGTGATCTTCATTCGCCAGACCCTCGACGCGGCAGCCTGATCCCAGCATAACGGTCGGCCAGGTCTCGGATCTTCTCGACGCCCAGGAAGCCGATCCAGCCACCAATGAAGGTGGCCATGCTCTGCGGCACTCCGAAGAACTCGAAGCCGCTGATAATCGTCAGCGCCAGGCCCCCGCACAGCGCGCCCTCCAAGAGGGCCTGCCGGCGCGTGCCGCCGCCGTAGATGATCCTGGCCATGGCCATGGCCCACGACAGCAGGGAGGCGTAGATGATCGGCGCATGCTGGCTCAGCCAGGCGAGCAGGGCCGCCCAGGTGTCGGGTTTATCAGGCATCTTCATCGTCTCGGTTCCCCTCGCCGGGGCAGAAATGAAAAAGCCCAGCAAAAGCTGGGACTCATAGTGTGGTGCCGGCAGCAGGAGTCGAACCCGCAACCCTCTGATTACAAATCAGCAGCGCTCCCTGTTGCGCCATACCGGCTTATTGGCTGACGCGGATGGGATCGAACCATCGACCAGTCGGGTAACAGTCGATCGCTCTACCTCTGATCTACACGTCATTGAATCGAATTTGGAGCGGCTCGCGGGACTTGAACCCGCAACATCTGACTTGGAAGGACGGGACCGAGATGACGGTTCAGTCGATGATGTTCAGGGTTGCGACGTCGTTGGAGCGAGTGGATATGGCGACCTCCTGGCTCAGAAGGCGGCAATGCGCTCAGCCAGAATTTGCTGATATTCACGCATGGCGCCGAGCTGGGCAGTCAGACGCTCCTGCTCGCCGGATTCCAGGGACCTGAAGAATTCGCCGCCGAGGAATCTGGAAAGCTTGTCGACCTTATCGTCTAGCTGCACCTTCTCGCCGACTATTCGTTGCTGGTGCGGAAGGAGGTGGCCAATATGCCCCATCGGAAGATAGGCAGCCTCAAAGACATCCTTCGGGCTCCAGCTCATATAGCCATCGGCATATTTCACCGCATAGCCCGGCTGTCCGTCTCTGTCTTGCTCCCACGCCAGGATCTGCTTGGTGCCGATATAGCTCTGAGTCATTTCCTGCCTCCAGAAATAAAAAAAGCCCAGCGCAAGGGCTGGGCCGGGAATGGGTGCAGGTACGGCCTTTCAAGGGGGCCGCGCGCCCCGCAGCGCAATGCGCCACCTGCAGAAACGAAAAAGCCCAGCTCGAAGGCTGGGCGATTTGTTGCTCGATCCTCAAAACGCGCAAGATCGGCAGGATGAGACAAATACTGATGGAGTGATGACGGCAAGTCAAGCCCTATGCCGCATCCTTGGCCAGCAAGCCCTCCGCGTTAAGAATCTGCTCCGCCGCCACCAGCGCCTCGTCGACCATTTCGTCGAGAACACGATGGATCTTCCTGCGCCATTCACGCCGAGTCGATTCTGGCTTTCCATCGAGATCCCAGGTGTTCATGTCGTAGAACTCATCCGGCAGGACGATCATTCCAGACGATCGAGCCATAAGACGCTTCCGCTTGACCCGCTCCGCCTCCAATGCGGCGCGTACTGCCCGCGCCTGCTTTTCTGGTGATCCATCCACCGGGATTTCGACAGATACGGTTTTCCGCAACGCCGGCTGAACCCCCTTCAGCTTCGGAATCGCCCAGGTCGTTATAGCTTTGTAGAGGAAAAGAGCAGGCGCCGGCGTTGCGACCACCGACCGCAAAAGCGAGATCGCCTGGACTTTCTTTGCCTGATGGGTGCTGTACTTCGCCACCAGAGCGGCCCAGTGACGCGGAATGAGCTGATCATGCAAACGAGCATGCACCCAGCAATCGATTTGCTGCCTGAGATCAGCGGATACCATTACCCCACCACGACGACCAGACTCGCCGGCCTGATAGAGCTTTTGCCAAGCCTGCTTGCTTGTGTTGTCGATGCAGTCCGCTGCCAGCGCCGAAACGACTGCACTTGAAACGCTTTCGTAAATCATCGTCCTCTCCTCCAGCGCGCGTAGCGCCAATGGCTGGTCAATCCCCTCGAAAGTGAGCGCCGCCAGCTCCCTTCCGGTTGTTCTCTTCTCGCGCCAGCATGCTCGCCTGGCGGCGCTGCTCCTCCAGCAGCCGCTTTACCCACATCCGCAGTTGCACCACCGCATCCCGCTGATCGAGCGCCAGCCCCGTCACCCCGTCAACGAAGCCAGCGGCACCGCACGCGTCGCAATCAATGTCGTAGAACACTCCCCGGCGCTGACCGTGGCCATTGCATGCGGGGCACGGAACAAGGTGACGCGGTTTGTTCGTAAGATCCGGACCATGCTTCTTCATGCGGCAGCCCTCTTCGCATCCCTGGCTTTGGCTCGGTAGAGGGCCTTGATCGCCTTGATCTCCTCAACCGTCCACTTCCTGGCATCGTGCGGCCCCTCCAGTCGCGCTACAGCCTCAGCGCCGATCTTCGCCACCAGGTTGATCCGGTAGTTCACGACGTCCCCCGACTTGTGGTTGTTGCACGGGGCGCATTGCTTGTGGACGTTGTTCTCGTCGAACCTCAACTCGGGATGGGATCCGACAGAGCGGTAATGACCGGCGTGATACTGCCCATCATGAAAGCGCCCACAACTGATGCAGGGGCGGTCCCAGTCGCGCCAGCGGATGAACTCGTTGAATGCGGCCTGAGCCTCCCTCAAATGGTCTGCACGGCTCTTCAATTTCTCTTTCCGAACTGCGATCTCGCGCCGCTCGCGTTGCTGGAGCGACTTACGCTCCTTCTCCTGTTTCTGCCGGGCGATGACGATCCCGCACTCAGGGCTGCACCACGTCTGAAACGACTTCACCGGGACGAAGGCGGCGCGGCACGTCGACACTGCGCACTTCTTCGGCCGGGGCTTCCGTGCCGACAACGTCATGCCACCTCCCGCGGATACATGATCTGCTGGTGACGCTCGCAAATAGCCTGAGCCTCTTTCGACGACGCAACGGGGGCGCAAATGAATTCGCCTTGAACGCTCGCCCGGTAGTGAGCCTTGCCGGCGACCAAGAGCTTGCAAACCTTGTAGGGCGGGGAGCTGTCGCTAACCGCCAGATAATCGTTGAGCGCCTTCCACTTCATGAACGGGACTCCTGTAGCTGTTGTATGGCCTCGTTGTGCCGGTTGATTCGTTCGTTGAGATCGGCGCGCCGCCTGGCGGCTTCGTCCTTCTCTTTCTGCTCGCGCTGAGCGCGGTGTGCGGCCAGGCTTGCCTTGAGCTTCGCCATGTTTTCCGCGAACCCCTTCGGTGCCTTCGTGACCTCGGCAGGGGCATTGCCAGTGAGCAGCCCGGCGATCGCTTGGCCGGCATCTGTCGGGGCCGGCAGTTGAAGAACCACCACCCCCTCCAGGCGCGCCACCTCTGCGGCTGGCAGGCGGTTTAGCGCGGCGGCTTTCTGGATACCCGCCTGACGGCCTGCCTCGTCGTGACCAAGGGACACACGCCACTCGACAGGAAGCGCCTCGCGCCGGGAGCGAGACACTGCGCGCTCATAGGCCGATATGAACGCCATGCGGGCACCCACCTTGTCTCTCGCCTCCAGGATCGGCGCCGCGATGGTGAGCGCCTCCTGAATCTCCGGGGTGAGGACCACCGTTGCGCGCTCGTCCGATGCTTCCAGCGCCAGCGCCCAGGCCTCATTCGGTTCAGGCCGGCCATCGACTGCCTGCACACGCTGCAGGATGGCTGCGAGGGTGAGTTTTCCGGTCAATTCACGGCGGCACGCCTGCAGAGCGCTGCGGATCGCCTCCCCCGGATACTCTGCGAGATCCTTGGCCATCAGCTTCGCGGCATTGGCACTCATCTCCTGGCCAAGCGTTTCAGCAGTCGCCACCAGCGCGGCGGCCAGGTCGGCCTGTTCGTCACAGGAAAGCATTGGCGCGCCCCTCCTCTCGGATGCTCTCCGCAGCCTCCTTGGCGGCGTTCAGGTTCGCCTGAGTGCGCTCCAGTTGCCGAGCCGTGGCCCCGTTCATCTGCCGGTCAGTCGCCCACTGGGTGCGATACGACTCCGCCCTGGCCAGCAGCGAGCCCAGGTCGTGACAGTTGCGGATCAGATAGGCGTCGTTGATGCCGACGAAGTACGCGGCCACCGCCGGAGCCTCCTCAGCGCCCAGGCGCTTCAGCAGGTCGCGAACCTGACCGTTGACCTTCGAGTTTCGCACCGGATGGGTTCCGTACCGGAGCTGGTACGCTGCCGCATACGCCGACCAGATCGCTCGGCATGCCTGTTGCCGATCACGCTCCGCATCGGGCTGGCCGGAATCGGCCGGCAAAAGGTTCCCTGATGGTTCCCTTGTAGGTTCTATTACGGTTCTGGGTGCAGATGCTGCGGGGGTGGGGTGCATATCCTGCGGGGGTGGGGGTGCAGCATCTGCGGGGGTGGGTGCAGATGCTGCGGGGGTGCATTTCCTGCGGGGGTGAACCTTCTGCGGGGGTGCAAATGCTGCGGGGGTTACGGTGAACATCGTCGAGCGCCCCTGGCGCGCTTCAATGCTCAGCGCCTTGCACTCGTTCAGCACCTTGATAGCCTGCTGCACGGCACGTTCGGACAGGCAGGTGCGCTCGGCGATCTTCGCCACCGAAGGCCAGCACACGCCCTCGTCGTTCGCGTTGTCCGCCAGGCTGATCAGCACAGCCTTCTGCGCCGGCGTCAGACCCTGCAGCGGCCAGCAGGCAGACATGATGATCGTGCTCATTGGCGCACCTCCGGCGACACATTTTCTTGATTCGTGATTTCGTGTCGCGACACGCTACCGAGGATCACAGCTTGCCCTCCTCGATCTTCCGCGCCAGCACCGACAGCCCCTTGGCAGTGATGCGTACCTGGCTCGCCGCACGCTCGTCGCCCTGGTCGTCCCGGCCGAGAACCGTCACCTTGTGCATGACCCAGCCGTCTTGGATTCGCGGCTGATAGCCGATCCAGCGGGCTGAGCCGCTCCGGCGGTAGATCCATCGGTTCTGCTGGAGCCAGTCGAAGAGCCGGGCGGGGTTGATCTTGAGGTGCTTCGCAGCGTCGGTGATGCACATCGTTCCTGCTGCACCGCTGAGTCGCTCCAGGGCCTGGACCTTGGGCGCCTGCTCGCTGATGACCAGCCGCAACGCATGGTTCTGCTCGGCCTGATCGGCGGCGAGCCTGAGTGCCTCTGGCAAGGTTGTTGGGATACTCGGAACCTGGCTGGACTCCAGTTCGTGGAGTCGCCGAATCACCCGGTACCGGAGGGGAACGCTGTATCCAGAGATGAGGGTCTCGGTCAGGTCTCGGTCGAGGTGGAAATTCTCGGTGTACCCGCGGGAGTCGAGGTCTTCCCGGACGTGGCTCAAATCTGAGCCATCCTTCCTCAACGCCTCCAGCATCTCCCGAATGTCCCTCAAGACGTTCTTGTGCTTCTTGCCGGTCAAATCCGCAATCTCGCGACTGCTCATCGTCAGGACCGGGCCTTGTTGGATGACTGCAACTTGTGACATATTCGTCTCCGTTGGATGTTCGGCACCGCCTTCCGGTGCCTCCTCAGAAAGCCCGGTTGCCGCCGGGCTTTTTGCTGTCTGCTCTACTGGATGCCTGAACAGGGGTCGTAGGGATCTGACCAGCGCCAGCACAAGCCAGTAGCATTCGAATCTCTGCTAAGCGGCCTGGACGCCAGTTCGCGGCGAAGCCCTGAGTTCAGCGGGAGAGAGATCGAAACCCTTCCCTCTTGCCAACCCACAGATCCGCTCCGCGTAATCCGTTTCGCCGGTGTAGTCAGTTCGCGGAAGGCGGCCGCTTGCCAGCCACTTGTAAACGGCTCGAGGACTTACCTCGCAGCTCGCAGCCACCTGACTTACGCCGCCGGCTTTCTCGACGGCTTGCTTGAGTTCGCGCATGCGGCCTCCGGCCAATATGAACATTAGGTACATGTTAGGCAGGAACTGAAAGTACATGCAAGGACGTGAGAAAGTGAACGAATGGTTCAAGACATGCAGACAATCCGCGCAGCGTTCATCGCCCGCCTGAAGGAGGCCGCATCTGATGCAGGCTTTCAGGAGTGGGGGCTTGGCGCTCGACTGGCAAAAATCACAAAGCGCACGCCAAAAGCTGTCAGCAAATGGATGAATTTGGAGAGCATGCCGGAGCGCGATGCCATGCTATCGATCGCCGATGCGTTCGGCGTGCGCGTCGACTGGCTTGAGCATGGCCAGGGTGATAAGAACAGCCGATATATGACGTCCAATCGGACAGAAGAAGCGGTGCGCAACCTGGTTGCGGAGCGGGCTGGCGATTATGGCAACGTGCAACCCACAGCTCAGCCCTCAAGGAAGAAGAAGGGGTATCCATTGATCAGTTGGGTAGCTGCTGGCGCCTGGGCGGAAAGCCATGACAACTTCCAACCCGGCGATGCCGAGGAGTGGATTGAGTCCGAAGCAAAGGCCGGCGAGAACGGATACTGGCTAGAAGTCCATGGCGACTCGATGCTGCCCTCCTTCCCGGAAGGAACGAGGATTCTCGTCCAGCCGGAGGGTTTCGATCTGGTGAGCGGCAAGTTCTATGTCGCTCTACTGTATGAGCCAGGTAAGCAACGCGAGACCACCTTCAAGCAGTACGTGCGGGACGCAGGTCGCGAGTACCTGATGCCGTTGAACAAGGACTACAAGCCCTTACAAGTGACCGAGAATGTTCGAGTAATCGGACGGGTCATCGATCTGAAGCCTCCGAAGTCTCTCCTCTGATCCCCTCCCCCAAGCCCGCCTAGCGCGGGCTTTTTCGTGCCTATCAAAAAAATATGTACTTTTGGTTCTTGACCTTAAGTGAACCAATGGTACATATTTGATTCACGGCAGCGATGCCGAGGCCACCGAGCCGACCGCTCTTTCACAACCCGCGCCATGAACGACTACCCGGCAACGCCGGTTAGGTCAGCCCGAGCTGTCTCCTGGCGGGCGAAAGAAATCCAGGGGAAACAACCAAGCCTGCCTCTACGGCGACCGGCGATCCGACAGGCCCGAAAGCCTGCCAACGCGCAGACAACTGCGACGGCGGACGAAGCGAAATGCTGAACCGAGCGAATGACCCGCATGCAGGTGCGGAGAAACACCGATTTCACTGGCTGGCCCTCCACCGAGGGCCAGACGGGAAGTCAACACGCCCTGGCGGAGCAGAAAATGAATGAAAAATCCTCACGTGCTGTACGTCAGGCCCTTCGGATCCTCCGCAAGGAGAAAGACGATCTCGAGGCGCGCATTGAGTACCACGAAACGGTTGGAATGCTGCGCGGCCTGTACTACGGCGGTGAGATCGATTCGATGGAGCTAGTTGCGCTCACGCAACTCGCAGGAAGCGCATACATCAACGCTGGGAAACCCTGGTAAGGAGGCCTGATATGGCTCAATTCAATGTCGATGCGCACTTGAGCAGCGGCAAACGCCTGGATTGGATTGCCCTGCCGGACGGAAACGAGACACCGGATGAAGTGCTGATCAAGGTACGCCAGGCCGCCATGAAGAAGTTCGGCGACCTCATCTGGTTCAACCGCTGGGACCACGTTGTTGCCAGCAACGGCTACATCACCGTGCGGATGCATGCGTGATGCAAGGAGTCGACCCGATGACAATCATTCACGAATGCGACCGGTGCAACGCGCCCGGTCGCGTGATCGAGACGTCCGACGGATTCCGCTGCGAGGGTTGCTACGAGGAGGCGCAGGAGCAGGTGCGCAGCGAGGCGAGCTGCCCCGAGTGTGGGCGCCTGGGGGTGACAGCTACAGGAATTTGTTACGCCTGCGAGAACACTTGAGAACACTGCCACGGTTCGCCGGGGCATCACCGAGGAAAGGACATGAGCACCTACACGCAGAACATGAACGCAGCCATTCGTGGCGAGCTGAGCCGCGCCTTCGGCAACCGTAGCAGCAAGCCTCGCAAGGGTATGACGCTGACCAGGCATCGACTGATGAAGATGGCCCGCTACCTGTCGCGCTCCATTCACGGCAAGTAGACCGCCGCTCTGCCGGTAGCAGGGCGTCACCCGCGCCTGCCGGGTTCCCCAACGCAGGCCCGATCCACCTGGCTCCCCATCGCCAGGCTGTATCGGAGAGTGGTCTAGGTAGCTCAGAGCGGTAGAGCAGCGAGCGCCAGCGGTCATGAACGCGAACGCTCATCGATGCAGGTCGCGGGTTCGATCCCCGCCCTAGACCACTCCCCCATACAGCCACCACGCAATCACAACAGACGGAGGCCCCATGGCGGCCAAATCGTTCAAGCAAATGGTTTCAACGAAGGAGATCCGGCGCGCGGATGCATACAAGGTCCGCCTCGAAGACCTCCACGAAGAGCCAGGCCTCAACTGGAGGCGTTACACCGATGCGTTCCACAAGTCTGTTGAGGAGCTCGCGGAACTCATCGCCGGCGGGATGGAGGTAGATCCCCTCGAGGTGCGCCCTCGCGAAGAGGGAGGCGTCTGGATCGTTACAGGTCATCGCCGTACAAGAGCTTGGCGCCTGCTCGATCTCTCCGGGCGCCTCCAGCGTGATCCGAAGACCGGCGAGTTCCTCGTCAGCGTAGTTCCTTCGAAGGCAAAGGACCGGCGCCAGCGCCTGGCGCGCGTAAGCACCAGCCAGGACCAGTTCGAGCTCACCCCTCTCGACTATGCCGAAGGCTGTCGCCGAATGCATGAAGAGGAAGGCATGACACCCGCGGAGATCGCAGCGGAAATCAAAAAGACGCGCCAGCGAGTCGAGCAGTTCTTGAAGCTCGCGACAGCGAGCGAGGGGGTGAAGGCTCTCATCGACGCGGGGAAAGTATCGGCGTCGACGGTGACCAGATTGGTCCGCAAGCACGGCCCAGATGTTGAGGGGATCATTTTGGAGAAACTGGAGGCGGCGAAGGCGCGCGGCAAGAAGAAGGTGACTCCGGCGGCCATGGCTGACGCTACGGCTTCGGAAGCTGCGGCCGTACCGCATAGCTCCGCTCTGGCAGCGCCAGCCTCTGCTCCAGCTCAAGCTCAAGCTCAAGCTCAAGCTCAAGGTCCACACGATGAACTGATGAAGGTAGTTCGCGAGATCGTCCGATCCTTCCCTACAGAGGTTCGCGCAGGTCTCGCCGAGGGCGCCGAAGCGATCACCCTCACCACCAGGGCATCCCACATCGAGCGACTGATTGAACTGGTCGCGAGTGCTGAGGAATCCCTCGGCGAACAGTAGACAGGCGCCAGCGCCAAACGCTGGTAACAACCGGAGGATGCAGCCATGTAGCAGTTAACCAGGAACAAAACATAAGGCGGAAGAAACGGGGTGCTCTGGTGCCCCGTTTCTCTTTCTCGACTCCATGCGCCAGCACTCCCCGCGATGCCCATCGGCAAACAATCGCGTCGCCGAGTGCTGATCCATGCAGCCAAGGAATCAACCATGCACGCAACCATCAACTGCGGCGGATGGATCGGCCGCCAAGGCCTCGGCCTGGCTCCCCGCGAACTCGAAGCTACCGCCTGGAGCGCCAGCGAACTGACCGCGAAGGAAGTCGCGCGGCGCATGGGTATCGCCCCTGGGACTGTCGAGAAACGTCTCGACGACGCGAAATTCAAGCTCGGCGTGCGCAGCGTGCGCGGACTGGTGCTTGAGGCGTTCCGCCGCGGAATCATCTCGCCGGCCGTCTTCGTGCTCGCATTCCTCGTCGCCGGCCACCCGCTAATCGATGACGACCATATGAACCGGAATCGCAGGCCGAGCAACGAGCGACGACTCGCCGAAGCCCGCACCGTTCGCCGGATCGAAGAAATCACTATCAACGCGTAGGAGAACCACAATGCTCAAGCATCAGGAACAAACCGAAGTTCTCGCCGGCCTGCTCTCCCAGACCGCCCTCGCCCGCATGGCGTTCGCTCAGCGGATCATGGCTCCTGCGGTCACGGAACCCTACCAAGTTGTTCCTCAGGGGCGCGGATTCTTCCACATCATCGAGACCGCCACTGGCGCGGTGCGCGGATTCCGCCGGAGCCACAACGAGGCATGCGCATACGCAGAGCACTTGAAGCGCCAGCAGGCCGCCAAGTGACCAGACGTCGAGCAATTCGAACCGGCGGCATCGGTGCAGCCCTGGGCTTCATCGTGCTGGTGTTCACGCTCCCCGCAGCAGTTCGGCAACAGCCACCCAGGACGCCGCCGTCCGCCGCCGCGCCAGCAGTTCAAGAGGCGAAGCCTCGAACGGTCTCCTACCGCTCAAGCGCCAGCCGCCAACACTCCTACATCTTCTGACCGGAGATACCCCATGGAACTACTCGCCAGGGCAAAGGCCCACTACCTCGCCGCCGTGTCGCTGTTCATGGCGCATAACGATGTCCGCTACTACCTCAACGGTATCAGCATCGAGCCGGCGTCTCAGGGAGGCGTTCTACTGATCGCAACGAACGGCCACCACATCGGAGTCATGCACGACCCTGACGGTTGGGCTAGCAATAAGATCATCATCAGCCCGAGCAAGGCGCTGGTCGCTGGCCTGAAGAAACGCAACGCCGGCACGGCGTTCATCTACGAACGCGCAGGGGTGATCTCCGATTCCGACTGGCCCGCTCCCGATGACGTGAAACAGTTCGCGCCGTTCGATCCTGGCACTCTGATCAGCGCGCAGCTCGAACTGGTGGGCGCCAAGTATCCGGACTGGCGGCGACCGATTCCGCTCGAGGGGATGGGGTCACCGATCACCGCGGTAGATCCTGCGTACCTGGGAACGTTCGAGAAGGTCGTGAGGATATTCAACCGGGGCAGCGCACCGAACCTCGTACTGCGACAGGCAGATCCGAACTCTCTGATCCGCTGCACATTCCCTGACCATGAGCACCTGAAGAACTTCTTCGCCGGGGTGATGCCGCGCCGCGCTGATCACGAAGAACGATACGACGGCCTGCCCGACTTCCTGGGGCTCAAGGCGAAGAAGGTGGCCTGATGGCCAAGACCAACGCCCAGCGCCAGCGGGAGAAACGCCAGCGACAGCGAGAGGCCGGCATACCCGAGCGCAAGCTGCCCTCCCCGCCGGCGATCGACGCCGCGTTCGAGCGCCTGCAGTCGGTCGGCGATTTCGAGGACTGGCGAGAAGCGTTCTCGACGCTGATCCTCAACGCCTCAGCCCTGCCCGATGCCGATCTCCTGCCTCTTCTCGTCGTGTCGCGACACGAATACACGCCAAGCGAAAACGTGTCGCGACAACTACTCGCCGCCGGACTCTCCGGAGCCGACGACGAACAGTAACCCACCACCAGATCACCGACGCTAGCCACCCGGCCGGCGCGGCTCTACTCGTCCAGAGATCAAGATGAACCATCACCAGGAACTCGACTTCTGCACCATGTGCAGCGGCATCGAGGCGCCCAGCGTTGCCCTGGAGCCAATCGGGTTCCGAGCACGCTGGTTCGCCGAGATCGAACCATTCCCATCTGCCGTGCTGGCTCACCACTACCCAAGCGTTCCAAACCATGGGGACATGACAAAGCTCATCCGACGCATCCTCACAGGGGCGATCGAGGCTCCCCCATTGGCTATTGCCGGGACTCCATGCCAAGCCTTCAGCGTCGCAGGTTGGCGCGAAGGCCTGACCGACCCGCGCGGCGCCCTGACCATCAAGTTCGTGGAGACCATCGATGCAATTGACCTTGTTAGAACCCGCCGCAGTGAGCCCGAGTGCATCGCATGGTGGGAGAACGTTCCAGGCGTCCTCTCGGACAAGGAAAACGCCTTCGGCTGCTTCCTCGGCGCCCTGGTGGGCGAATCCGAAGAACTCCAGCCGCCAGGGGGCAAATGGAAGGACGCTGGTTGTGTGTATGGACCCAAGCGAACAGCCGCGTGGAGGATTCTGGATGCCCAATATTTCGGCCTGGCCCAACGACGCCGTCGTGTGTTCGTTATCGCAAGTGCTCGAGCAGGATTCGATCCATGCGAAGTACTTCTTGAGCGCGAAGGCCTGCGCAGGGATCATCCGCCGCGCCGAGGCGAGGGGCAAGACCTTGCCGGACGCGCTCCTTTCGGCCCTGCGCTCCAGTGCGGCTGCGGGTACCTCTTCGACCTGAGCCTTGGTCAGTGGGGATGTCCGAACTGCGAGGGCGACGAAGGGCCTGCCGTCGAAGTAATGGCCGGCGTCCCCGCCTTCGGTGGGGAGAACCAGAGCCGGTCTCTATTCCAGGCCGGCGCACTGACCGCGCATTGCGTTCGGAACGACTTCGCATCCGAGACGTTCTGCGTGGCGCCGGCCGTGGCCGGCACCCTTCGCAGCAGCGACGGCGGATCGGATGTAGATCATGCCGCAGCCAACCACCTGGTCGCCGGCACCCTCCAGGCGAACGGGAAGGCAGCCGGCAGCGCGACACAACAGGACGCAGAGTCGGGCCTGCTGGTCGTACACGGAACACAGGACCCTGACGTACTCGCCAATATCGCGCACCCCCTTGGCCGGAACCACGGGCAGGAGAACGCGGTGTTTGCCTTTGCCGAGAACAGCAGGTCTGAGGTGAGGCTGGAGGGTGGGGATGGGCAGATCGTTGGAACCCTGTCTGCCGGCGGTGGAAAGCCAGGACAGGGCCAGCCCTGTATAGCGTTCAGCTGCAAGGACCACGGCGCAGACGCGGGAGAGATATCGCCTACGCTCCGCGCAATGGGCCACGGCGCCAGCCATGCAAACGCTGGCGACCAGGTCGCGGTCTGCATCACCGGCGAGATCACCCACACCCTGAAGGCCGAAGGCTTCGACGCCAGCGAGGATGGAACGGGGCGCGGCCAACCGATAACACCTGAAGCTGCTGGCGTCCGTCGCCTCACCCCCCGGGAATGCGAGCGGCTGCAGGGATTCCCCGACGACTACACGCTGATCCCTTGGCGTGGGACGCCCGCTACTGAATGCCCTGACGGCCCGCGATACAAGGCGATCGGAAACTCGAAGGCTGTCCCTGTCGTGCGCTGGATCGGGCGCCGCCTTAAAGCTCATCTGGAGAAACTCTCATGATGCATCGCGTCTATCTTGCGGGTCCGATGACGGGCCTTCCTGATTTCAACTACCCCGCCTTCAACGCCGAGGAGAAGCGGATCCGCGCCCTCGGCTATATCGTCGAGAACCCAGCGGTCAACATGGTCTACCGCGGATCGCCGTGGGAGACATTCATGCGAGACGGGATCAAGCGATTGATGGACTGCGACATCCTGGCCCTGCTTCCAGGGTGGGAGCGGTCCCGCGGCGCGAACATCGAGCGCAACCTCGCTATCACACTCGGCATGCACGTCGTCGACGCCGAGGCGCTCCCTGAGCCCGACTTCGTCTGCAAGTGCCGCGCAATCCAATTCACCTGCTGCGGCATTCCGAGCGACAACGATCCGTTCGTGTGCCGGCGCCTGGCCGGAATGCCGGCATACCTCTCCCCGGAGGATCAACTGGCAACCGCACGTAAAGCCCTCGAGCAGATCGCAGCGCTCACCGACGTCTCTACCGGAGGCATCGGGATGGACGTGCTCCAGATCGCCAAGCAAGCCCTTTCCAACTGATCAGCGCCAGCAGGCGTGAGGATTCATCATGCAAATTGAAAGAGAGGGTCGCGTGTCCTTCGGCGACGCCCGCATCTATATCACCGAGGAAGGCATCCCTCGCGACTGGAATGCGGCCAAGGCGTGGGAGCACGACTACAAGAAGCAGGTCTTCAAGCGCGTGCTCCAAACCCTGAACCGTTTGGGCTGGACGTGCACGGTGCCGGCCGTGAACCCGGAAGACCGAAAGCGCTACGGCTTCGGCATCGCAGACGAGTCGGCCCGCCGCCACCGGCTCTGCCACAAGGGCGACCTCAAAGGCGAGTTGGAAATCTCCGGGCACTGCATAAAATTCGAGATGTTCCAGAACGTGAACGCGCCGGATCGGCCCGACCACGACGGGCGTTACCAGTCAGACAAGGAATTCCACATGCCGTACCTGATGCGGCTGGAAATGGAGCGCACCCGCCGGCGCATTCGGGACTACCTCTGCAACGTGTTCACCGGCTACCGGTTCGAGCAGGAGAACAGTGGGCGCGGTAGCAAGTGTGGCGTGAATGGTCTGACCGCACTGGAGTTCGTCCAAGCCTGCTACGACGATTCGTGCCACTTCAAGGGCGACCTGACCAAGTACGAGATCTCCGACTACAACAACAAGTCGGCGGACAAGCTACGGGTCACCCACGGCGCACGCGTCTGGACCACCGACTACCGGGGCCGGATCATCACCGGAACCGCCATGTACAACATCAACAACATGTGGTGGGTCGTGTGCGGGAAGTATGCAGTCTTCAACAAGGCCAGTTCCGAAATTTGGGTGAAGAATCCCGGCGAACTTCGCCGCAAGCGGAACGAGCTGACCCGCCGTAAGCGCCTGGAGGCCGAGCTAGCCAGGGCCACGAAGCAGATGAACTTCCGGCGCGCCGAGGTGCTGCGAGACATTCTCTGGCCGAAGGATGAGGCGCTGTACCTGCTCTGGCACAAGGAGCATAAGGCCTATCACCGCTCAGGCTTCTCCGGCTACTCCTCGAATACCGTCGACGCCGGGCGCTTCACCCGCTCCGAGTTGAATGGCTGGGTGAAGGGCGGCGCGATGGAAGACGACCGCCACCGCCTCGTCCCCATTGAGGCCGCCGCATGAACCGCCCCACCTACTGCCGCACAACAGGCCAGCGCATCGGGCAATGCAACTGCATCCGGTGCCGGCCTCCCGAGGAAACGCCATGCACACCCTCAACCTGACCGCGCTGTTCCTGGACGGCGAGGATGGCCAGCGCCTGGCCGAGGTCAACGGCCTCCCACGCCTCGGCGCCCTGCTCTCATCCGCTCAACTGCGACAGCTCGCGCGCCAGCTCAACGAGATCGCAAACGACGCAGACCAGGACGCAACTGGTTTGCACACCTACGCAGCGCCACCGTACGGAGCCTGCCCGCAATGTCATTCGACGAAAACGCCGCATACCGCCGCATAAAAGCCCTCTGCTCTCCCGCGCCAGCACGCTACCTGCACATTCCCACCGGCATTCACTGGGTCGTCATCGACAGCCTGGGCAATGTCCTGCAACTCGAAAACATCGAGCGCCGGCGCCGACTGATAACTGTTTCTGACCTCGAAACCGAGGCCTGGAGAAAGCTCCCATGAACAAAGCAAATGAATGCACCTGCCCTTCTGGCGACGGCTCCCTCGTCCATCCGTGCCCGGCACATCCTGCGGTAGAGCAGGCAGGTACAAACGTCGGGCATGGGCACGTCTTCCCACGTGCTGACGGAGTGAAGATGCGGTGCGGCGGCCCTGCGCTTTGCTCGGAATGCGCTGCCGACGCTTACCGTGCCCGCGCCGCCCTGGCGCAACCCTACCCTGTACCGGTCAGCAATATCGAATTTGCCCGCAAGCTGTTCGAAGAAATAGCGCTGATCGCTGACGATGAAAAGTGCATTCGCATGCTGGCAGGAGCACTGACGCAACCCTCCCCGGCGCCGGAGCTGGAGTCTGTTGACTGGGCATCTGCGCTGCTGGATGTGGCTGTGCTTAACGAGGCCCTTACCAGCCGTGATAGCGCCGAGCGCCTGCAAAATATGGATGCAGGCGAAGTTATTCGGCGCGCATTCGGCAAGCTGAAGAATATTCGCGCCCAGCACGACCGCATCGTCGGGGCGCTGCGGGCGGTGATCACCCAACTCCGCCAGCACAAGAACGATTACATGGATGCTGGGCAGGAAACGTATCGGGCATTACAGAACGAAATCAGAGAACGGGAAGCGGAAATCGCTCGTCTCGATGGCCTGGTTTCGAGCCGCACGACGGAGCGCGACGCCGCCCTGGCCAGGGTGGCGGAGCTGGAGAGGCAGGAGCCGGTAGCTCTCGCCAATCGGGGCCTTCATGCCTTCTGGGTGAAGTGGACGGAGGCCGCCGCCGGGCTCTACGGCCCAGGCATCAAGCTATACGCCGCCCCTGTAGCCCAGGCTCAGCACAGCGTGCCGGTGCCGGTAGTGACCCCCGAAATGGTCATGGCTGCCATGGCAGTTTTCCGGCTGGATGCATCGCCATTCAAGTCAATGGAAGCCGCGCTTATCGCCGCGCTTCGAAAGGCCGCCGCGCCCAACGAGAAACGCTCCTGTGAGTACGCCGGATGCTGTAGCACGGCACACCCAGGAACGTCGCTCTGCATCGCACATCACTCGAAGAAGGTGCAGGAACAGTTGCTCGCCGCCGCGCCCGGCAAGGAGGGGGTGTGATGCTCAGGTCACTAAAAGTCTGGTGGCACCTGCGCAAAGCTAGGCAGGCCTACGTCCGCTGGATACGGGCAAATGATGATCTGGACTGCGGTAGCCATATGGCTGCCGTGATCCGCCCGATGATTCAGCAGCACATCGAAAACCAGGCCCAGTTGTTCGACATCTACATGGACAAGCTGCGCGACCTGGGCGAACAAGTCCCGTCTGGACGCCTCAGCAAGGAGGTAGGTCATGAGTGAGGTGAAGCGGTACTACTCGTTCTTCACAAGTCATCCGGGAGATTGGCGCCCCTGCTCCAAGGAGCACCACGACATGGTCAGAGCAAACCCTCAGGACTGGCCAGGCTATGAAGTGCGGGAGCTGGCAGTTATTCCAGCGGGCCATGTGGTGGTCAGCGAGGGGCTGGTGCAGGGGATGGCAAAGTTCGCGCAAGAGATCATCTGCGGAGCCCTCGATGGCGGAAGCTTCGATGGGGCAGACATACAGGAAAGCGCTGAACGCCATGGGCTGATCGCCAAACAGGTGATGAACGAGCCGTGCCGAGGCCCGGAAGAGTACTGCGCCTGCGCCTGGTCTACCTCGTTCCCGGCTGAATGCTATCGGGTAACGCCGGAACTCCGCGCCCTGCTGAGCGAGCAGGCGGGAGAGGAGCCATGAGCATGGAGTTCATTCGAATGGCCTACAACGTTCCCTGCAAGCGAGGCGGAAAGGTCATCTACCGAGGTCGCGGCACCGAGGAGCACGGGACGATAACAAGCGCAAAGGGCGCCCACCTCATGATCAAGCTAGACGGCGAAAGCAGGCCAAGGAGGTTCCACCCGACCTGGGCGCTTCAGTACCTTCCGGAGCAGGCATAGCCACCCATCGCCATCCACTGTACGCATATACAGCAATTCGGATAATGGGCTACCCACTACCCGGATTGAATATGCGCACGAAAACCTTACGCCCGCCGCGCCGGCATGAGATCGCCGGCCTCCGCTACTACCGCACCGCGTCGGCTTACAACTGGCTCGGCGTAGCGATGGCCCATCCGACTCGCGCAATCCAGTTGCTGCTCGAACAGTGTGAGCCAGACGTGCTCTCTCCAATGTTCGAGATTGAGATCGACGCGATCCTGAGCCAAGCCGACGAATACGCAAAGACCGGCCAGGTGCTCGAGCGCGAGCAACTGCGCGAAATGCTCATGCACCTGATCTCGAAGGCCGCGGGCGACTGATCCGGAGCCCCAATGAAGAAAGCTCTCTCCCGCATGGCGGCAGTAGCCGTAATTGGCGCCAGCCTGGTCGCGCTACACGCAGTGATCGAGCTAGCGCCAGCATTCGCAGCCCTGCAATGGGGCTGCTCGTTCTAACCGCACGGTAGCCGATAGGCTGCCATTCCCCGAAAACCATTTTCCCGACCAGCGCCAGCAGGACGGGGAGGTATTGTCCAATGAAACTCGTAACCCTAGAAGAATGGGCGGCTGAGCACTTCAGGACGCCGCCGAGTATCAACACCCTCCGCAGGTGGGCAAGGGATGGCTGTATTATCCCTGCTCCCGTAAAGCATGGTCGAAGCTACTACGTGAGCCAGGATGCGGAGTACAGCAGTCAAGAACCTGCCAAACGCTCAGAACCTGGCGAAAGTCTGATATCCCGCATAAAGAGCGCACGCCATGGCACCAAGGCCGCGTAAAGAGGGGTCAAAAGACCTCCCCCCAAACCTGTACAAGAAGACGGACTCTCGGTCAGGCGTAACCTACTACGCCTATCGGGATCCAGTAAGCGGCCGGATGTTCGGCCTGGGAAAGGACAAGGCCCGCGCGATTCGGGAAGCGATCGAAGCAAACCGCACGGAATCGCTTCAGCCGACTATCGCCGACAGGCTCAGTTCTGAGCCATCACGTCCGCCGCGGCTATTTGACGACTGGCTCACCGAGTATGAAAAGATCTACGTCGAGCGCGGCCTGGCGGCGGCCAGTGTCCGTAATACTCGAATGCGCCTGAAACGGCTGCGCGCCAGGTTCGGAACGATGGACATCCGGGATATCGGGACCATTGATGTGGCCGGCTACTTCTCGGAGATGGCGAAGGAAGGGAAGGCACAAATGGCCCGAGCCATGCGATCCCTTCTGCGTGATGTTTTCATGGAGTCGATGGCGGCCGGATGGACTGACAAAAACCCGGTGGAGGTGACGAAGGCGGCGCGGGTGAAGATCAAGCGCGAGCGCTTGACCCTGGAGACATGGCGTCTGATCTATGCCGAGGCGAAACAGCCCTGGTTGAAAAGAGCCATGGAACTGGCGGTTATTACCGGCCAGAGGCGGGAGGATCTTGCAGCAATGCAGTTCAAGGACGAGCAGGACGGATACCTGCAGGTTGTTCAGTCGAAGACGGGCATGCGCCTTCGTATAAGCACGTCGATCGGACTGGCTGTCCTTGGCCTCGATCTGGCCTCAGTGATCAAATCATGCCGCGGGAGGGTTCTTTCCCGCTACATGATCCATCATCACCGCACCATCAGTCGCGCCAAGGCTGGGCAGCCGATTATGCTGGACACCATAAGCGCCGCGTTCGCTGATGCGAGGGACAGGGCGGCGAAGAAGCATGGACTCGATTTCGGCGCCAGCCCGCCAAGCTTCCATGAGATGCGATCCCTGGCTGCCAGGCTTCATGAAGAAGAAGGGCGCGATGCGCAACGCCTGCTCGGCCACCGCTCCGCGAAGATGACGGATCTCTACCGGGACAGCCGGGGCGCCGAGTGGATCGACGTGGCATAA